GTCCCGTTCTCCCACCCCCATTTTCCCACGCTTATTGAACTATCCTGCATCCCAGCTGGCCCAGCTGGGCACTGGCGCTGCCTCCTGAAGCGTGGTACGATTCGCTTGGGTGTGGGATTTGGTTTAATTCATTTTCCTTTCTCGTCCCACGCCCCCGTTCCAAAGGGAACAGGGGGTTTCCTGTTGAACTATGAAGGATTTGGCCAGCAGCGCAGGACTCTCCTGAAGAAAATTTCGTAGAAAATCTTCTTGACATTTATCCCATGATGTCTTATCTATACTAGTACGGTAGATCCGTTGGCATCCGATGTGCACATTGAGGTGTTTGAAGACAGGTGATAGAAGAATGAACTGATCGGTACCTGACTACCGCGTAACTAACTAAGGAGAAAAAAATGAACACAATATTACCCGAACTAATCTTTTCAGCAATTGTATTTGCTGTACTTTTCAGTACAGGAGTACTCATATGGTAAAGCATATTATGAAAGACCCTTTGGACTCAGAAGAAGCCAAATGGGAAGAGGAGAACAATGTGGCATGGTCATGCCCAAAACACGGTAAGCAGACCTACTTCAATATCAAAAAGCTAGAGCGAATGCGTAAGATGCGTGAGTATGTTTACGTATGGTTTCACGACGAAGAGGATGGTGATGAAAAGATGTGGGTGCGCATCACCAACGGCACGAGGCTGCGTGGGCAGGGAGTCCTGGATAACATGCCTGTGAAGCTCAGTTACCTGAAGCTCGGTGACATCGTTAAGTTCAAGACTGATGACGATGGCATTACTTGGGCGAAGACGGGGTAACAGTGCTATGGCTGATAGCCCTCGTAACACCGCTAATATTTTTCCCACGTGTAGCTCCTTGGATCTACTTCCTCCTGCTGGGGATGCTGATCCGTGGCTGCACGGGAGTTGTCTGAGCCCACGCCCACACCGTCCCGTGTCGACCGGTTCTCTTGAGACTGAACCTTCCCTGGCCAGACTGGCCAGCAGCAGTTCAGGACACGGTGGTACGCCCACACCCCACGTCTTTCCTCGTTTATTTGAGGTATAAGGACTTGCATCAGGAGCTGGGATCTGGCAGCTGGGACCTGGTTGCAGGAAAAGGTCGCCCCCACGCCCACGCGGTAAAGGTTTTACGAGGCAAATGATAGAACTAGAAGCTACCAGTGCCAGGCAGCTTCGGTTCAGGACTGACGAAGTTGATGAAAATTCTTCTTGCATTCAGGTTGGGATTTGATAAGATAATGAAAACTAACTTAATAAAGGAGAAACAAAATGGGCTTTGATTTATATAGTCTAGGAAATCACAAAAACGAAAACGGCGAATACTTCAGAAATAATGTTTGGGGTTGGCGACGACTTGCTGAATTTGTTTGCGAAAAGACGGGAGTTGTTGAAGAAAATGACAAGAGAGAATGGCAATCAAATGGTGGGCATGTTGTTAGCGAAGAAACTGCATTTCAAATTGCCAAACAATTAAAAGCTTTGATTAAGGACGGCACAGTTTCAAAAGTAATCAAAGAAGTAGAAGAAGAAACAGAAAAAGCTGAAAAGAACAACAAGTTCGTGCAAGAGTGCCACGATATGTTAGCGAATAAAGTTGAGAGAGAAACAGGCAAGAGCAATCTTGCACCTGCTGACTATCCAGAGAAAGACCACGATACTTGGAGTTGGATACAATCTAAATATGATTACGCAAGTTCCTATCCATTCACAATGGAAAATGTAGAGGAGTTTATAAAGTTTTGCGAAGATTCACGAGGCTTTAGGATTTGCTGACAACCTGCTAAGCGTGGGCATTAGCCCACGCCCACGCCCACGCCGTCGGCGTTGTTTTGTTTAAACTAAACTATGGATAGCTGCCCAGCCCAGTTGGGAAAAAAAATTTTTAAGATTGGACAATATGATGATTTTTATACCAATAATACTATTAATATTAATTATAATTATTTTGAATTTTTTTGTTGATTAATCTTTTTATAATCTTATTATAATGGGATAACAATTAACTTATGAAAGGAAAAATGTTATGAGCAATCTAAAAAAAGTCACTAGACTTATTAAGAAAGCTACAAAAAAAGAACAACAAGATTTAGTGAATTATCACTATTCTGTTGAACAAGTAAAACAACAAAAGAAAAGTAATGACTTAATTAAACCTAGTCATGTTGAGTTGTTTGAAACTTTAAAAACTAATCTAATCATTTTTAATAAAGTTGATGATGTTGAGGGTTTTGCTCAACTTATCAAAAGAAAAATGAAAAGGTTTGATGTTGCGAAGTTCAAAGAAAAATATCCTAAAATGTATGAGGATTTTTTAGTTGAAATGGACACAACAGAAATTAAAATAAAAGTTCAAGAGAAAGGAAACTAATATGAGTAATCTTGTTAAAATAATTAATGACGCAATAGTTGAGAATAAAAACAACTCAACTGAAGTTGAACAAGCAAGTACAAGTTCAAGTTCAACAACTCTTAATT